TTAAGTACAGACAGTTCGGACAGTGCATTGTACATTTCCTCAGTTTCTTCCATCTTTTTCCTAATGTCTAGCACCGGCATGTCCACTGACATTTTGTACTCAGAAACTAACCTATCATGGAAAGTGACATAAAGATCGGGCACCCTGATCTCTAACGCATTCTCCGTAATTTTAATCAGTTTCCGGTTTATTAATCTTTCCTTGATCGATGGGAAAGCATTGCCGAAAGCTAGGGAAATCTCATCCCACACATGTTGTGAGACAGTTTTTGGACCAAGTGCAAACTTGCTAATCAAAAGATCGTCTTTCAGAACGGCAAGCTTGGTATGTAGGAAGAACGTCATCGACAAGGACTGTAATAATGATTTATCGACATCCCACTCAGACCTAGCAGTAACCCCGTTAATGATCACTCTCGAACGAATTGATTCGACGAAAGATAACACGTTGGAGTAAGTAAGCGCTTTGGCCTGGTACGTACGAATGTGATTTAACACTGTATAAACAAAGTCCTTTGAAACTAAGACCTCTTTGCGTGTTCTTTTACTAGTCTCGAGAGATATGTCAAATAGTGGAACTATCACCATATCCCTCATTTTTGGAAACCAGTAATTAACTGATGAAGAATCCTCTAACAAGATTCTTTCACTGTTGCACATCGCAAGAGTCTTTTTGTAGTGCCATGCGTCTTCCATAGCCTTGTAAAACTGCTCACTATCTACACCCTTATGCGCTACACCTTTGTACAATAAGAAAGTATCTATTCTAGAAAATTTACAAAACCAGGTATTAACTCTAGTTACTAAAAACTCCTTCATGTAAACCTCTCTATTAGAGGCTGGGAAGTAAGTTTTGCAAACATACTTAAGAATATTAGAATAACTATGACTATAATTAAGAGTACTCTCAGATGCAAAGGAAAAAGTCAACCTGTCTCCATCTCTTTGGAAACATGCATTGATCTCATCGAGGTTGACGTGTGAATCTTCGAGAAGTAAATTCTCGGAAAAGTGGAAAGCGGCATAACATACATGTACATTCTTTCTCAGCAGTGCCGCGCCGAACTCGTCGGCAGGTATATCGTATATACTATGCAAAGCAATAGCATACACTCTTCCCGTGTAACATTCTTGAGAATGCCTACACGTTTGGAAAGTATCATGACAGACTACTTCGTTCGGCATTTCAGCGTATCTGTCGAAAGCTTCCTTTTGGAAGTTTGGGACATGTTTGTTGCCCCTCTCGAGCCTAGAAAGGTATAGTTCGATACTGTCCTTTTGGCCCTCGTGCCGCATTATGTCGCGGACATCCAGATTCGGCATACAGCAGTGAACGTATGCTCGCCCTTTGAACAGATGAGATGCAAAATTACCTCCGATATCATATGTCAATGATCCGTAGGGAATTTGCATCATCAGATATTCCAATTCTAATGATCGAAGACCGCCTGCAAGGGAATGCACAGCGTTCTGCGTATTGTAGAATGTAATTTGGAATTCTGGGTAGGCTTTGGTTGCAATAAGCGTCTGTTCTTCGCTTACTACTTTGGAAAAATTGACTTTAGGCCTGCGGTCCCTAGCATTAAATTCATCGACCGCTGTGTCATATAGACGCCGCTTTGCAAGATCGTTGACCAAGGTATTGTTACCTCGGACGGTCTCAAGCAAAGCGGAAGATGTGGCTGTTTGTGTGTATGCCATTGTAGTTGTAGAATGTAAAATGTAATGTTGTTGTTGTTTGTTGTTGTTGTTG